GCTTTTTTGGCTTCATTTATTGTTTCTGGTAAATTTATCATTTGTCTTAGTTGATAAATAGCAAATGAGATTATTAAATACTTCATTCCAATCCTGTCTGGCGTATCATTAATATCAACCAAAGATGTTTTGCTTTCTGGGTCAACCAAATTTTTCAAAAACTCTATTCTTTTTTCAACCAACTCTTTAAACTTCTCAAAACTTTTATTACCAAGCAAATTTAACACCTCTTCATCTTCTTTTTCCGCTTTTTCAACCACTTCCTCATAACTTGCGTCTTTTACCTTATTAATAAAATCAGCAACCGTCCAAGTTGCCACCGGTGGTACTGCCTGTTGCCCTTTTAGCATATCTATCTTGCAATAACTTCATAAAACAATCTTTTTTGGTCTTCTGGTAAATTAGCAACTAAAGGATTTTCTTCAAAAGGTTGCGAAGTTGTTTCTTGTGGTTGCGAAAGCGCCTCTTTTGGTAATTCTTTTATAATTTTATCATATCCTTCAATTCCTGCTGTTTGAATCAATCTTTTAACAAACTCGGCAAAATCAATCTCAACTGAGCCATACCTGGCCTTCCCCTGTTGAGCTACTTGCTCTAAAAAGCCAGGTAGTTTTAGGAAAAATCCTAAAATAGAAGTTAGGTTTTGATTTTCAACCACCTCATCCTGTTTCATTGTCGATGATGCGTCGATAAAGAATTTAACTGATAAGTTTTTAATATCTTTGTTTTTAATCCTAATTTTTCCACCTTCTTTGCTTTCATACAACTCTAAAATATCAGGATAATTTTCTTTTATCATCTTAAACTCATCGCCAAAAATATCAAACTCAATATCAGCCTCTTGTTTGTGGGTCAAAAGGTCTAAAAACCTATCGTAAATCTCAGTAATTGCTTGCTCCAGCATCTTTCTATCAAATGAAGTGTTTAAGGATATAAACATCTGTTGCATTCGCAAAGCCTCTGGTGTTTTTCCCTGTGCTGGTTCGATTGAGGAAGAAATAGTTGTGTCAGTTGTACCAAGTGAAGAAAGTAAACCCCCTTTTAAAACACCATATAAAGCATTAAATGTCTGAAGTGGTGCTGGTGAAAATTGTTCTTGGGTGATGGCGTTGGGGTTGGGATTTTTCAAAACCCAAACCGCCCCAGGTGATAAAGAAAAAGATGGCATATGAACATCTGCTGGGTAAATTTTAGTTGGAGGATAAAGATGTTTTTTTAAGGCATCCAACGATAGGTTAATAGTTGAGTTTAGTGCTTTTTGCTGGCTGATGTTTCTGTCATATTCCGAAATTCCAAAATAACTATCAAGAGTGGGATAACACACCTTTGAGACAATTGGTAGTTTCCCATTTTGATGAGGATTTTCAATGTCTCTCAATATAACTTTTGCTTGTCTTGAAAAAGTAATCCAGCGTTTTGGAGTGTATAAAGTTATAAGTTCGTATTGGTCTTTGTATAAATCACTGTCTTCTCTTTCTTTTAATGTTGACGTTTCTCTCTCATCTGTTTTATTCTTTTTTCCTTCTTCAAGGACTTTATCAATGTTTTTCCAAAATTTTAATCCTTTTCTTCTTTTTAAAAAATCTTCGGAGACGTATGATATTACAAAATAACGGGACATATCATTAACTGAGATAACACCAGGCTCAGGTATTCCCAGCTTTGGTGGAATTAAGAAAAAGTCTGGTCCCGTGTATCCTTCTTTTACCACCCAGTCAACTAAAACATCTATTTTCCCATAAATTAGCGATAAAAACTCCATCAACCAAAATTTTGTGTAAATATCAGCCTGTGAGTTGGCATTGGGAATAATATAGTGGTCTAAAATTAAGTTTAAAAAAATTCCTTTTCCTTTATCCTCTTTTGACAAAACCCTAACCACACCAGTTGGCATCTTTGCCATCACTTGATTGGCTCGTCTTATTAAAGCCGTCATTAAAGTTTGGTCTAACACTTGTGATTTTAAAATTTCTTTACCACTATCGACTATTTCATTTTTCAAAAACCTTTCTTTTTCATCAAATGAAGAAAATATTTTGGAGTAAGCCTGTCTGTCGATTTCAAATTGTTTTATGAGTTTCTCGGTGTCCATATACAAAAAAAACCACGCTTTTAGTTGTGCGTGGTGCGGGGTGTAGTCACAAAGACTACACCTAACCTAATAAAAATGTATCAAAACATTTTTTACTTGTCAAGGGGAATATATTTTTTCATAAAAACTATCCCAGTAAATTCCTGTAATATAACCTCCTTTTAAGTCAACTAAAAAGTGAAGTTTGCAGTTTTGTTTGTTTTTTTTGGCTGTTGCTATTTTCTCTGCCAAGTCTTTTATTGCCCTTTGCTGGTCTTCTTCCGATTTTCCGTATGTAATTGTCTTCCATCCTTTAAACTCTGCTTTTTTGATAGATTTTCGATGGATGTTTAGTTTTAAATTAAAAACTCCATACTCTACTCCATATGAAATAGCCAAAAGGTCTAAAACAAACTGTTTTGTCTCGGATGGGGCGTTTTTTAAGATTTCAATCAGTTTGTCGTCCATATTAATAAAATCCTTGATCGTCAAATAACTTTTTATGTAAATCTTCCAAGTGCTCAAAATATTCCTGTGCTTTCTTTTCTGAAACTGGTTCTTTGGCAAATAAAGAGACTTGGTATGAAATAGCCAACGCCATAACCAAATCATCTTTTGCTCCCTTATCCGCCTGCGCTTTCCAAAAGGAGGAGGTTTGAACAACAACAAATGAATACAACTCGTTTATAGTCTCTTTGTCATAAATTCTTATGACTTTTTTATCAATCGCCTGCTTTAAATCTTGAAGCATCTTTGGTCTGGTTGATGATGAGGTTGACCAGCCGTATTGAACTGCCTCTGGTGGATCTTCTCGTCCAAATGTGGGCATCTTGAATAGGTCATATTTATTAAATCTATTCATTGCCAAAAGCCTATCCATCTCAAAAGCACCACCGTTGTTTCTTTCATACGCCACCACTGGCTTTATTCCTGTCTTGTCATATATTTTTTCTAAAACTGAAACTAAAAGATTAGTAAATTCGGTTGTTATTATTGGTGAGTGGTAAACCAAAGGAACATCTAACTTTGTTTTTGAAAGAAACTGGGCAGCAGTATAATCACCGCCACCAGCAGCGGTATCAACGCCAACGACTATAAACTCACCCCGCTCTATTGGTCGGTATTGTTTAAACATAGTTTAAATCATTTTTAATTGGTTCTTTTATGTTTTCCAAATACCATTTTAGCGCTTGCTTGTCAAAATAGTTTTGTCCGCTACTTATAAAACTGTCAATGTCTGTTTCTGGATATTCCTGGTTAAAAAACTCTTTTAATTCAAGTTTTTTTTGATTTAAAAAGTCTTGAGAATAAAAATCAGAGGCTTTATAAAACAAAGGGTTAAATGGTCGCTCCCCTCTTTTACACTCCTCCCAAAATGTTTTGAAAAAATTGAAGCCGTTGGCTGTTGTCTCGATAAATATTTTTCCATCTGGGACTACTGCCTGTAAAGCAGAGCGCAAGATTGCTTCTGGGTCTTGGTAGAAGGCAAATTCTGATAAATGAAGTCCTGTAAGACTTTTACTTCTTCCAACCTCTTTATTCTCTGCTGTTCCTATTTTATAGGTTGAGTTTATTGCTTCATTATAAAGCTCATACTTTGAGTTATATTTTAAATTTAATTTTACTTGGTTTATTTCCTCAAATGACTTTATGTAAAACTTCACTCTTGCTAATAAGTCTTCAGCATTGTCTGATTTATCAGCTATAACCATAGAGTATGAGTTGTCTTTGAGAAGAAAGTCTGTTGTGAAAATAGCAAGAATTATTGAGGAAAATCCTAACTGTCTTGGTTTTAAAATAACATCACGTCCTGTGGCTTTGTTTAAAATGAAATCTTCTTGTATTCTCCAGTGATTTTTATCATCATAAAATCTTTTAACCGTCCCATCTTTTGAGACAATCATAAAATTGTCTTTGATGAAGTTTACATATATATGTGCTTTTTCTTTAAAGTTGGCCATATTTTTGTTTTAGTTGGGTAAAAATAGTTTGATTGACTACAAGCGGGGTTTGTGGTTTTTGTAATTCTCTTACAGTTTTATAGAGTCCAACTAACTCAAAA